TCATGGCAGCAGCCCCTTGAAATAGGCGCGGCGCGAATAGGTCAGCACGTCCTTGCGCAGCCGCCCGTCGCGATAGCTGACATGAATCCACCCGCTGTTGGGCTGGCCCCGCGTGTAGTTTTCGAGGATGAGCTGGTCGAAAGCCAAGCGGTCGCGGATGAAACTGGCGACGGTGACGTTGTCGATGCCGGTGATTTCGAAATCGGCCGCCTCGCCCTTGGCATGCTGGCTGTCCACGGACGAGCCGACGGCGAGGCACAGTTTGGGCGAGCGAAAGCCCGATGTGACGCGGATCGGCTTGCCGAAATGGGCGCGCAGCGGTTCCAGCACCTTGCCGCAGAGCAGCTTCATCGCTGCGATCTGGGCGGCGTTCGGGTTGTTGTCGATGCGTGCGGCATTGGCTGTTGCGGAGGCGGTGAATTCAGCCAGGCTGAAATTGGGGGACAGCTGCATGGGTCAGTCCTTCTTGGGCAGGAAGCGGTCAGCGAGGCGGCCCGGCACGCTGGTCAGCGTGTCGATCGCGGCCTTGGCGATGCGGGGCGTGGCGTCGAACGCCAGCAGGGCGACCGCGAAGGCGATCGACTGCGCGGCAAAGTGGTTCCAGCCCGTGACGGTGATGATCGCGATGGTCGCGTAATAGCTGACCGTCGATCCAACGACCCACTGGAGGAAGCGCTGGCGGAAGGGCAGCGCGGGTTTCCATGCCTGCGCGACGGCAGAGCCGATCAGCGAAGGCGTGAGGGAACCGACCAGTTCGGCGGCGGATTCCAGAAGGTGGCGCAGGTCCATGGATCAATCCCAAAGCTGGATGAGGGGAAGCGCACGGGTGGCGCTGGCGTCGGCGGTGGCGGGCACGGTGACGATCGTGCCCAGCGGAAGAATGGGGCCAAGGTCGGCAAGGCCCGGATTGGCGTCGTAAATGCGAGACAGTTCGCCGGGACCAAGCCCGGCGTCGCGCCAGAGCAGCAGGTCCAGCTTGTCGCCCGACCGGGCTACAAGTCGCTGCTCCGCCGCCATCAGAGGGATTCCACGACCGTTCGCGGGCGCCCCAATATGTCGCGGATCGCATGCACGGCGTCGCGGCGCAGCATGCCGACAGTCGGCGCGGTTTCCTCCGCCTGCCCGTTACCGGCGGCGGTGGTGTCGAAATCCGGGTGGCGTTCGATCAGTTCGGCCTTGGCAAAGAGGGCGACGGCGCGGCTGTAGCGGATCAATTGCACGCTCTGGCCGTCCAGCTGGGGCGCGGGGACGGCGGCCAGCGTGGCATGACCGGCGGCTTGGCAAGCCGCGGCGAATGCGCGCAGGTCGTTTTCCACGGTCATGATCGCGCCGATGATGGCGGCGCGCAGGCGGGACGGCGTGATGCTGGTCGGGATGCGGGCGGCATCGCGCACCGCCGCCGGGTCGATGTCGGGGAAAAAGCCGTCATTGGTGACGGGCGTTTCCTCTTCAGGCGGCTGATCGACCTGCGACGCGGGTGGGCGGGCGACGAAGCTCATGCAAAAGCGATCCGGGCGACGCCGTGACCGGCATAGACGAAAATGGCGAGACCAAGCCCGGCCAAGCCCCAGCAGAGCCACGCGAAGCGGGCGACGGTGGACGGGCGCGCCTCCAGCCCCAGGACGAAGCGGATGATCGCACCATAAGCGACCATGACGCCGCCGATCATCATGATGATGAGCAGGAGGGCGACTTTGACGATGAGCCATGCAAGAGCGATCATTCTTTCCTCCAGTTGCTCACCGGCTTACAGGGGTGAGGATCGGGGCAGATGGCGGCCCTACGGCTCGAAAGCCTCCCGCATCGCGCGATCCGCCCCTGAGCGCCGGGGGCGAGCCTGTCAGGCGGCGTTGTCGCCGCCCTGTTCGTTGTTCTGTTCGGCGATGGCCTTCTCACGGGCGGCGGTGATGGCGGCCATGAGTTTGAGGCCGCGCTTGATGCGGTCCTTCACGCCGACCCGCTCATGAAGCCGCTGGGCTTCATTCAGGGTGGAGACTGCCGCCGTCAGCGCATTGAAGGCGTCATCGGCGGGGAGGTCTTCGGCTTCGGTCAGTTGCTCCACGCCGATGGCCTTGAGCAGCTTGGCCCGAACTTCGTCGTGGATATCCAGACCGGCGGTCAGATCGGCGACGCGATCGAGAATTTTGAGGGGGAAGGATGCGCCAGCGCCCTGTACCTTGAGCGCGGCAGTGGCGACTTCTTCCATGACGATCGTGGCCGCGTCACGCTGATAGCGCGAGGGCATGGCGACCTTGTGCCGGAATATGAAGGGGACCAGATCGAGGGCGTCAGCATAGGCGCCGGCATCGATCAGCCAAACCATGACGGTGGGCAGCACTTCGGCGGCGGTGCCGGTGCCCACGCCTGCGTCGGCGCTGAGGATCCCGGCGACCCAATCGCGATATTCGGGCAGCATTTCCCGCTTGGCCGCCACCTTGGCGTCGATCGACTTGATTTCCTTGAGGCGGCGCAGATCGTGCGTCAGGCGCAACGCGATCTGGGCGGCTGCGCGATCAGCCGGGGAGGCGTTGGTCGCCCCCGCCGCTGGGGAAGGTCCGGCGACGGGAGCGACAGCCGCTCCCCCTGAAGGTGCAACTGCTGCGGTGATGGTCTGGGCAGCGAGGATGCGCTCACGGTTACGGCGTGCGAGGCTCATATGCGTGTCCTGTCAGGGGGAGGGTGTTGGGAGGGGGAACCGGCTATCAGGCCGGTTTCTTGCCCATGACGATGTTTTCGACGAGCGAGGCGCGGCCATAGTCCTCGACCACATAGGCCTCGTTCACGGACTCATAGTTTTCGATCTGGTCGAGCGCGGACTCGTCCTTGATCTGGCGACGGCGCGTCCCTTCCTGCCAATAGATCGACAGGTTATCGAGGCTGGTGATCAGCAGGCTGTTTTCGGGGAAGAAAGGCACGATGATGGCCCGCTTGCCCGCCAGCTGCTTGGGCAGGGTCAGGATGCGGTGCGCCGCCTCATTCTCGGTCGCGGTGTCGCTCGCGCCCTGGAGGAGGTTCAGATACTTGTCCTTGACGAGGTTCCAGCCCACGATGACGACAAGGTCCGTGTCGCCACGGTGCCACGGGTCGAGATTGTCCAGCGCATCGAACGCCAGCGCGTCGAGATTGGCATAGTCCGCTTCGGCGGTGTCGGTGTTGGTGGCGTCGCCATCGACCACTTCCACGCCGCTGGCGACGTAGATGGCCTTGGTCGGGTTCGTGGTGAGCGAACCGTCGTTCAGAACGCGATCGGCGGCATAGGTGCGGATTTTGTGCAGCCAGCCTTCGTTGACGTCCTGCAACAGCGGGTTGGCTGCGCGATCGGTCGCGACGGCGGCGGAGGTGCCGTTGAAACCGATCATGATGCGGTCGCGCCCCTGCTGTTTCAGGATGACGTCGCGCAGCAGCGTCTGGAATTCGGGGCGGTGGCGCCATGCGTCCAGCTTCGAATAGCGGATTGCATGGTCGAAGTTGGTCTGCTTGCAGGTATAGCCGCCATCGTCGGTCGTGTCGGTGGGATCGGTGGGCGTGCGGCGAATGCCAGCGGCGGTGTTGGTACGGCTCGCCAGCGGGCGGGTGACGGTGACGCCGATCTTCTGCCCGGACTGTTCGACCACCGGTTCGACATTGATCTGCTGGAGGAAGTCGCTCGATTCCTTGATCTTCTCTTCCAGCTTCTGTTCCACGACAGGAGCGACGCTGAATTTGACGGTGGCGTCGGCGACGCTGTTCAGCAGCGCGATCTGGCTGACATAGGCGGTGAAAAGCAGGCGGGTTTCGTTACGCATGTGCGTTGGCTCCTGAAGGGGCGTTTGGGCGGGCGGGCAGTGGTCTGGGAACGGGCGTGGGTCAGCAGTCGGTCTGGACGGAGCCGTTGCCGCCGGTAGCGGGCGTGCGCTTGAAGGTCTGGGACTGTTCGGTGCTGGTCAGCTTGGCTTCCAGCGCGTCGAAGCGACCGCCGAGGGCGGCGACCGCATCATTGGCGGGCTTCACCGCCGCCGCGATCTGGTCGCCCATGACGGTGGCGAATTTGGCGACGTCGAAGCCGTTGTCATTGGCCGGCTGCTGCGGCTGCTGCGGTTCTTCCTTCTTTTCCGGCGATTTGAAGAGGGTGGCGAAGGCGGACAGAATGCCGCCGCGCACCGCGCTGGCGACGTCGGCGCCATCGGTCGCGGCCAGCATTTCGATTTCCGTTTCAAAGGCGGACGAGAAGACATTGGGGCGCGACATGACCGCGAATTTCAGCGCTTCGGTGCCCAGCGAGGCGGGCTGATCGGTGATGGCGAGGCCAACCAGATAGGCCTTGCCCTCGCCCGCAAAATTGGGGTGAATTTCGCAGCTGGTGAACAGTTTCTGCCCGGCTTTGTTGATCGCGACCAACTGATCGTTGGCGTCGATTTCGGCATAGAGGCCCAGCAGCGTCTTCTTTTCGCCATTGATCGTCAGTTCGACGTCTTGGGCCTTGAGCGACAGGACGGAGCCATAGGCATTGAACGGCTTTTCCGGGCTGTATCCCGCGATATGCTCGCAATTGATGCGCGCCGTGTAGGTGGCCGGGGCGTAGCTGGCGGCCATCTGCTCGATCCATGCGCGCTCGATGACGCGGCCATCGACGGTCGCACCTTCGACTGCGACGCGGAAAAATTTGCTCTTTGCCATGATCGGTCCGGTATCCTTGGTTGCTGACGGCGAGGCGGTGGCCTGAACGGCAGCAGAAAGGCGTTGTCGGGCGGGCAGTCTCAAGGGTCTGCATTTGGACAGGCGGCTATCCAAATAGACGCCCATGATCAGGGGCTTGGGTGATGGGCATGGTCCGGGCCGATGACCGATCAGAAACCCTCTGGCCAATTCCCCCAGCCCGGCGCGCCCAGCGTCATGTGGCAGTTCGATCCACGACGCCATGCGCGCAGCCTGTACTGGCGCGGCTATGGCGTGACGCAGATCGCGGAGGAATTCGCGCTGCACGGGATCATCGGAGACAGTGGCGGGCCGATCCCCCGTGCCACGATCGAGGCGTGGAAGCAGCGCGACCGCTGGGATGACGCCCCGTCGATCCGCAAGATCGAGGATAGCCTTGAGATCAAGCTGATGCAGCTGATCCACAAGGAGAAAAAGACCGGCGGCGACTATGTCGAAATGGATGCCCTGTCCCGGCAGATCGAGACGCTGGCGAAGGTCCGCCGCTATCAGGAGCCGGGCGGCCACGCGGGCGATCTGAACGACAAGGTGGCGAACCGCAATGCGGGGCCGCGCAAAAAGCCAAAGAAGAACCATTTTACCGCTGATCAGGCGGCTGAACTCAAGCGCATCTTCCTCGACGGCCTGTATGATTATCAGCATCGCTGGTGGCAGGCGAAGGATCAGCGGACCCGCATGATCCTGAAGTCGCGCCAGATCGGCGCGACTTATTATTTCGCGTTCGAAGCGCTGATCGACGCGATCGAGACGGGCCGGAACCAGATATTCCTGTCTGCGTCGAAGGCGCAGGCGCACCAGTTCCGGTCCTATATCGTCAGCTTCGCCAAGCTGGTCGGCGTCGCGCTGACCGGCGACCCGATGCTGATTACGTCGGACCTGCGGCCTGCGGAGGAAGCGGCGGCGGAACTGCACTTCCTTGGGACCAATTTCCGTACCGCGCAGGGCCGCCACGGCAATTTCTATTTTGACGAATTCTTCTGGGTCCATTCGTTCGAGGAATTGAACAAGGTCGCCTCTGGCATGGCGACGCACAAGAAGTGGCGGAAAACCTACTTTTCGACGCCATCCAGCGTCGCGCATCCGGCCTATCCCTATTGGACCGGCGACCGTCGAAACCGGCGGCGCAAGAAAGAAGACCAGTTCAAGATCGACGTCAGCCATGCCGCGCTGGCGATCGGCAGCGTTGGGCCGGATCGCATCTGGCGGAACATCGTCAACATCCGCGATGCCGAGGCGGGCGGGTGCGACCTGTTCGACATTGAAGAACTGGAAGACGAGTACGCGCCCGACGAATTCGCCAATCTGTTCATGTGCGATTTCGTGGACGACAGCCAGTCGGCCTTCCGCTTCAACGACATGATCGCGTGCGGCGTCGACAGTCTGGTCGAATGGACGGATTATAATCCAGAGGCGGCGCGGCCCTATGGCAACCGGTCGGTCTGGGCGGGCTATGATCCGCAGGAAAGCGAGAATGGCGACAATGCCGCGCTGGTCATCGCCGCGCCGCCGTTGGTCGAGGGTGGACAGTTCCGCATATTGGAGCGTCACCAGCTGCGCGGCCTCGATTTCGAGCAGCAGGCGGAATTCATCAAGGCGGTGCTGAGCCGCTATAGCTGCACCTATCTGGGGATCGACGCCAAGGGCGTGGGCGCGGGCGTCTATCAGCTGCTCGCCAAGCCGGGGGCGATGCCGGGCTGCGCGGTCGCGAAGATCGAATATTCGCTCGAATTGAAGGCGCAGATGATCATGAAGGCGCAGAACGTCATCCGCCGGGGTCGCCTCGCGTTCGACGTCGGGTTCCTCGACATCGTGTCCGCCTTCGTTTCGATCAAGAAAACGCTGACCACCAGCGGGCGGAACGTCACGTTCAAGGCTGGGCGCGGCGGCAATGACGGCCATGCCGATCTGGCGTGGGCGACCCTGCACATCCTCATGAATGAACCGCTGGACGGCAAGGAAGCGCCGAAGGGCAAGATGGAGATTATCGAATGAGCAAGCGCGCACGCCGTATGAACCGCCGGGAATCGGCCGCAGCGTCTGACGGCGCGATCGTCGCGGCCAACGATAATCGCGGGGGTGGGGTTCAGGCCTTTAGCTTCGGGGATCCTGAGCCGGTGCTGAGCCGGGCCACCATGCTCGACATGTTGGAATGTTGGGACAATCGCCGCTGGTATGAGCCGCCTATCCCGCTGGACGGGCTGGCCCGCGCCTTTCGCGCTTCGCCGCATCATAGCAGTGCCATCATCCTGAAGCGCAACCTGCTGGCGGCCAGTCTGGACCCGACGCCGTGGCTAACGCGGAAGACCTTTTCCGGCATGGTGCAGGATTATCTGGTGATGGGGAACGCCTATGCGCAGGAGGTTCGCAATCAGCTGGGCGGCGTGATGCGGCTCGATCATTGCCTAGCCAAATATACGCGGCGCGGCGTGGAGCCGGGGCGCTTCTGGTGGGTGCCGGGGTATCGCAACGAGCAGGAATTCGAGCCGGGGACGGTACATCAGCTGTTGGCGCCCGATATCAATCAGGAAATCTATGGCCTGCCCGAATATCTTTCGGCGCTGCAATCTGCCCTGCTCAACGAGAATGCGACGCTGTTTCGTCGCCGCTATTATGAGAATGGGAGCCACGCGGGCTACATTCTCTATGCCACCGGGGATTTTGCGAACGACGATGTCGACGCTATGCGGGATGCGCTGAAGCGGGCCAAGGGGCCGGGCAATTTTCGCAATATGTTCGTCCATTCGCCCAGCGGCAAGGAAAACGGGATCAAGATCATCCCGATTGCAGAGGTCGGGGCGAAGGACGAATTTCTGGGGATCAAGAATACGACGCGGGACGATGTGCTGGCCGCGCACCGCGTGCCGCCCCAGCTGCTGGGGATCATCCCGGCGAATGCGGGGGGCTTTGGCGATCCCGCCAAGGCGCTCGACAGCTTCTTCGAACTGGAGATCGAGCCGTTGCAGTCGGTGTTTCTGGAATTGAACGACCAGCTGGGCTTTGAGGCGGTGCGGTTTCGGGCGCGGGTCAAGGCCGCGTAA